CAACTGTAAAGGTGAGCAAGCGGAAGCAAGTTACCGATAAGACTGCAATGAAGAACGTGCAGTCAGAAGATCAAGGGACCGTATTTGCACAGATAGAAACAGCAGCGAGTAAGAAATAATGTCACTTCAAAAAATACCGATAAGCAGCGAACCGAATCAATCGTTTAAGTCAACGGTAACGGTTGACGGTATCAATATTACGCTTCAATTTGCTCTGCATTATAACGATGTTGCCGGTTACTGGGTCATGGGAATAACCGACCCGCTTACGGGCCTGATGCTTGTCGATTCACTTCCACTGTTGCCAGGACCGAGCAATGGCCCAAATTTGCTATCACAACATGCTCACCTCAGAATAGGTAGCATGTACCTATACAACGCGGGGAATGTGGCCGTGGAATATCCCACAGACAAGAACATGGGCACTGATTTCATTTTGTTGTGGGGTGACAATCCCAATGGCTGATAATCCATGGTATGGCAGAAAGTATCAGATCATCGTGTCTGATGCGAGCGGGAATGCTCTTGATGTATCTGGACTGCACTGCACATTCAACATTGAGAGAGTGGCGAATCAAAAAAGCAATTTTGCAGAGATCACAATATTCAACCTCAATGAATCAACGGAACACACGGCAATAGAAGAGGGTAAGATTGTCATTGTCAATGCGGGATATGAAAACGGAGTTTATGGGAAGATATTTGAGGGCGAAGTTTTCCAGCCAATGTGGGACAGGGAAAACGGAATAGATTACAAGTTAACGCTGAACTGCATAGACGGTGACAGCTTCCTGAATGGTAACTTTGTCAAGGGCACAATGACCAGCGGATATAACTATAAGCAACTTATTGAGGCAATGGCATCATCGGCAAGAAAGAAAATCCCCATGGGTGCAGTATCAAGCACGCTGAAAACGCAGAAATCCGCACGGGGCATGACGATATTTGGAGATCCCCGCGACACGTTCAGGAATATTGCCAGGGACAACAACGCAGCGTTTTTCTCCAACAACAACACGATGCACTTTACAAAGATAACGGATGTCCCGAAGGGAGAGGCATTAGTCGTGTCACCGGAAAGCGGGCTCATCGGAACGCCGACCCAGACAGATAACGGTTTTTCATTTAAATGCCTGCTCAATCCGAACATCCAGGCCATAAACGGTGAAAACACGCAGATGATGGTCAAGATTGAAAATTCAACTATCAGGCAGCAAAAGGTCACGTTCGGACAGAAGACGTCAATGCTCGATCAAGATATGATCGGGAAAGTCATTGGCGTTACATACGTTGGGGATACTCGCGGGCAAGACTGGTATTGTGACGTGACGTGTGTTGCAAAGGGCGGGAAGATACCGCTACAGCTTCTGAATTGAGGATATAATGAATACCGTTACAGAGAGAATAAAAAGCGAAGTAGAAGCCTTGCGGAAATTGCTGGACAATTTCAGCACATCGTTGCGCGTGGCCGATGTGGGAATCATAAAGAGCTTTGATGCTGAGAAGCAAACTGTTGTTGTTGAATTGGCAATCACGGAAAAGATAAACAATGGAGAAGGGTTTGACGATATTCAAATACCAATTCTCGTAGATGTCCCGGTTGTTATACCGCGCGCCGGGGGATTCGCTTTAACGTTACCCATCACCGTTGGCGATGAATGCCTTGTGGTGTTCTCTGACAAGTGCATTGACGCATGGTATCAATCAGGTGGGGTACAGAATCAGATGTTTAAGCGTCGGCATGATCTATCTGACGGATTCGCAATCATCGGGATAGGAAGTCAGCCAAAAGTCATTACAGACTACTCTACTGACTCCGCGCAGCTCAGGAATAGTTCTGGATCGGTCATGGTAGAGGTAAAGGATGATGTCGTGAATATCGGCGGTGGAACTTTTCGCAATCTGATTGATGATCGAATCGTAACATGGCTGAATGCCCTAACACTTCCGGTATCAGGTGCCATTGCCGGACCCGTGACAACTCCGCTGGTACTGGAAAATGTGGCTACCAGTAAAACAAAGGCGGGATAGATGAGCACTATCAGGGTACGACGGCTTGACGCTAATCATGATCCTGTATATGGACAGGGACAATCTGATTTTTTGACAGACCTCGATGCTGTAGCTCAGATCATACATACCAGACTCTTGCTGTTTGTTGGCGAATGGTGGGAGAACACAAAAGAGGGTATTGCGGTATTTCAGTCAATATTAGGCCGCGCGGCGGGCAATGAAAAATCAAGAGGTGCAATCGACAACCTCATAAAGAAAAGAATACTGGAAACTCAATATGTAACCGGCATCCAGTCGTTGACCAGCTCTTATGATTCAGAGACAAGGAAATATTCAGTATCCATAATGGTGAATACTCAGTTTGGTTCAGTGGTTGTTTCAAACTCATAATTAGAGGGCTTTAAATGGCATACTTCGCCCCATACATAGATAGCTCTGGATTTCACATATCGTCATATCAGGATACGCTTGATGACCTGATAGCTCAGTACAAAGCTATCTATGGGCAGGATGTATATCTTGGTACCGACACCGCTGATTACCAGTGGATTTCCATTGTTGCACTGAGAATCTTTGACTGCAATCAAGCGTCTCAGCTCGTGTACAACAACAGGAGCCCGAAGACGGCAGTGGGCGGGGGTCTTGAACCCATCGTAAAAATAAACGGCATCAGGAAGAAAGCGGCTTCTTATTCAACTTGCGAAGTGACCTTGACCGGAACGGCATCAACCACGATCCTGAACGGCATTGTATCGGATGTGAATGGTAATAAATGGGACCTTCCATCATCAGTCACCATTGGCGGCGGTGGTACGGTAACGGTTACAGCAACGGCGCAAACAATCGGAAGCATAACCGCTCTGCCCGGTGATATATCGACTATCTCTACTCCAACATTGGGATGGGTGAGCGTAACTAATGCCGCCGCCGCTGCTCTTGGCCAGCCCGTGGAAACTGATACGGCACTGCGATTAAGACAAGAGGATTCTGTAGCTCTTCCATCTCAGACATTGGTTGCAGGTACAGCTTCGGCTATCGCCAACATTACAAACGTAGTGAGGCAGAAGGTCTACGAGAACGATACCGATGCTGTTGATATAAACGGAATACCCAGGCATTCCATTGCCGCTGTTGTGGAAGGCGGCGATGACGATGCTATTGCTCAAATAATATTTGACAATAAAGGAATGGGATGCGGGACATTCGGAACCACCACGAGAACGGTAACCGATCCATTCACTCTTCTCGATCTGGATATTAACTTCTCTCGACCGTCCTATGTGGGCATCTACATCAGTCTGAATATCCATGCTCTCTATGGTTATAACTCGGTCATTGGTGATTCGATAAAGCAGGCCGTTGCGGACTACCTGAACAGTCTGCAGATTGGCGATGATGTTTCAGTGGGATCAATCTATGCGGCGGCACTCTCAGTGACCGATATTAAAAAACCGACATTCTCAGTACAGGGCTTTACTCTCGGCACTTCTCCGACCCCTGTAGGAACAACAGATATCGTGATCGCATACAATCAGGCAGCTCAGGGCGATACCGCACACATCCTCATTGCGTTGGTATAAAGGGATTGGATGAATAGCACGGACTTAAAATTATATCTCACAGGCGGCGCATCGAATGCGGACCCGAATCTGTCCCTTGGCGGCACAGCGTCAAGCATAGAGTGGACGGGCGGCAACGTTGACGATCTGTTTGATGACATTTCCGCTGATAAGGGCGTTGACATAAACAATGCGAAGTATCGGAGCCTCGCGGTGAAGAATACCCATGGCTCTGATACCGTGAGCAATCTTGTTCTTTGGCTTTCACAGCTAAGTAGCTCGCAGAAAACAGAGATTGCAATATGGGTTACGGCCACAACGACTGCAGTTGCGAACGAGAACACGGCCCCGGCTGCTTCATCTTTCACGAGTCCTACCACTCAGGGAACGGGGCTGTCAATTGGAACGCTTGCCCCGGCAGCCACTTATCGCATTTGGTTCAAGCGCACCGTAAGCCCTACTGCAAAGAAATTCTCAGGGGATTCTGTAAAGATAAAATTTGCATGGCAATCAAGCGTTGTCACCTATGACATAAATGCGACCAGCCTACAGGTAACAAATGGACAGGTGATACAGGGTACATGGGCAGAGCTGAGAGCTAAGACCACTGGAACCGCACCGTTTAGCGGTACTCAAGTCCATTTTGACATGGCCAATGATACGATAACCTATGGCATGAGCAACGCCAATCTCAACAGAAGTGTGCTGAATTTCAATACCACAACAATCCCGACTGCATCACTCATCAGCGCGGCTCGGTTGGTGCTTGCCAACAAGACAGTACCGGACGGAACTGTGCGATTCAGCCCTCCTATTATTTGGCATATATGCACATCATTGGTATCAGGATCAAGTGCCAATGATTTCAACATTGCAAATTTCGGAACAGAATCGTTAGCAACGGGATCGAATACAGGTACATTCACTCTATCGAGTGCGGCCTCTGTTGTTAAAAATGACGGCGTAAACCATACGCGGCTTGGGATGAGATGGGAAAATGACATGCTCAATGTAACCCCTAATTTATGGGATACATCACATGCTCATCCCGCAACAAATATATCAGGATCAGTCAACAGTACATACAGCTCTACATTATCGAATGCAACGCTATCCGTTGACACCTATGTTGGGCACGAGCGAGAGTATTCAACGATCTGGAACATATTAGAATCGTTGTTCATTGACTATATCAACCTTCTCACCTCTCAGTACCAGCTCTCAGATAATATCGGAGGTTGGCTCTCAATGCCCCTCTCCAAACTGACTGATATCGTAAATGCTGTAAACACATTTGATGCTGCATTTGATATTGATACTGCAATCGGAAATCAGCTTGATATTCTCGGTGACATTATCGGATTCAAGAGAAGAGTCAATTTTACCCCTTCCTTTAGCGTTGATCCTGTGCTTGACGATACCACCTACAGGGCCGTACTC